TACCTCAGACGCCACCTTTTGCACCAGAATTAGCGTCATGCTGTCGGCCATGCCCAAATCGAAAACCACATGAGTTTTCAAGCTGCCATCGTGCGGAACCTTGCGAATCCTGCCCCCTGCGATTGATTGGCTCATTGCGTCGAAGTAAATTGCGCCGTCAACCGCTGGCTTGCACCGACCCAGCCATGTGTGCCTGTAATCGTCGACGCGCATGGTCTTCTCTGCGTGCGCCCTCTCAGCCTCCAGCACGGCTGGAAACCACGGGTTGTCGCCGTAGTTCAACTCAATGCTGATGGTGTCCGGCGCTGGCCTAATCACCGCCATCTGGTGCGTCTCGTCCGTCTCCAACTCTGGGTTGTAAGTCGCCCAGATTTCAGAGCCTTCAGCGCGAATCGTTGGAGACAAAATCTTCCACGACCGGGCGCTGATGGTCTGCGCCTCCTCGCACCACACCCGCGTGCAACCCTCAAAACTTTTTATCGAATCTGTGGTCTGGTCTGACAGGCCGGAGAAGTAGAACGCCGACCCATTGAGGCCACGAATCTCCGTCTCCAGCACCGTAAAGAACCCACCAAGGCCCAGCGCATCGATCTGGTCTTTGAGCAGCTGGTGGACGGACTGCTTGATTGACTTCTGAACCTCTCGCGTGCAAAGAATCCTGTGCCGCTCAGAGAACGCCAAGATGATCAGTGCGCGTGCCACTGACCACGACTTGCCAGAGCCTCGCCCACCGCGAATGAACAGGCGCCGCTTGGGCTTGAAAATAACTGCCGCCAGCTTGGGCGGGAATTCGACGTTAAGCTCGTCCGGCGATGACATTGATCACCCTTGGAAAGCTGACCAACACCTCAGACTTGACCGGCGCATTGAAACCCTGCATCTCGTTGAGCACCTTGACGCTGGCGATGCGATCACCGGCACGGGCATCCTCTGCATCAACAACCTCCCGCAACACCGCCACCGACTGCTCACGAGTCCACAGCGACTTGTTGGCAAGCTCAAGGCGCAGTGAGGCCACCCTTGCTATCACTGAGGTGTTTGCCGCCATTCGGCTGGCGTTGGCCCACAGTGTTGCGTCAGCTTGCTTGGAGGCGTTGTAGCTGGCGCGGTAGGCGTCAGCCTGCGACATGCCGTCTGCGATAGCCTGCGCGAATGCCTCTTGTTTTGCGGTCAGTGTCATGGGTGCTTCTCAGCGTGTCCAGTTGTAAAAAAGCCCCGACTAGCAGGGCACAAGCCGATTTGCACGGCAGGAGAAAAAGGGTGTGGGCACTTACCCCACCGTCGCAGCCTTTCGGCTAGGGAGACAACCCCCTGATCAAGCGCGAACCCCAATGGAAGTGCCGGTGACGTTTATCCGGCTTCCCCGTCGGGAACGATTCACACTGGCGCTTGTGGCGCGGTGCGGAAAGAATCAGCCAGACACGAATAGAGCACCTCTTAGAAACTTGTTCTGTGTGCGTGTGTGCTTTTCGGTCTGGCAGAAACGACAACAGCCGCTTGTTTAGGGCGGCTGTTTTTGGTGATGGAAATGCCACCGCAAGGTGACAAGACCAACGATTAATTCGTATGCACCAGTTTTAGCATGAAACGACTTTTGTCAATATTCAATCTCCAGCTGCGACGCCTTGAACAGCGCCTCGCGGAGCACCCGCTTGATCCAGACATCGCCACCGAGTGCCGTGACCTTGTCGTGCTCTGGCAGCGAGAGCCTGATGCGAACGACCACGCTGGGCGGTGCTGGTGGGCGTCCAGCGCCCTCTCGTTTACCGCCCTTGCTCATGCTGCTGACTCCGAAAAAAGATAGCCGCGCCAGTCACCTGTGGCAAGCCAGCTTTCGGCCAGCTTCTTAGCTTGCTTGAGCGTGTCTTTATATTCAACCTCCCCGCCTGCGACCTCTCCATCTGTGTAAACGCAGACGAAGTAATCGCCGCCGGCAGACCTTTCGATCTTGATGGTGTTCTCTGTGTCAATGCCGAGCCAGTGAATCCAGTTGCCGCGTCCGTCTGCCTCTTTTGTCCATGAGGCATGCGTCATGCTGCCACCTTCATTTTATTAAGAGCTTCCCTGTCAGCATCAAGGCACTCGCCCAGATAGTCAACGGTATGCCAGTGACCATCGGCGCGTGCTTGTTTTATCTCAGCTTCAAGGTGAAAAATGCCTTCTTGCAATTGGTTGGCGGTGATGGGTGTTTTGGTCATGGTAATCACTCCCCGACAGTCAGCGCATCACGCAGGCTGTTGGACGCCTCTTCAGCTGCATCAGAAAGCTCGCGAATCAAGTCACGCGCAGCATCAAGCCGGTCGATCACCTCCTGCGCCTCACTTCCTTTGTCACCCTCCTGCCACTTTTCTGACTTGTTGTCGAACGACTCTTGCAGCGCGTCGATCTCGTCATCAACCCACGACTGATCGGACATCTCGTTGGCGATCTCCTCCAGACGGACGATGAGGGACTCGATGCGTTTGATTTTGGCTTTGTTCATGGTGTTCTTTTGTAAAGGTTTACTTTTTAGTCATCCGGGCGTTAACTTCTGCCTGCTTGCTGTTCGCGCACTTTTCACACCGATGCTCTGGCTTTGTTGCCAGAAAATCAGCCCAGTTAGCGGACAGTGGAGTGCGCAGGAGGCCACGGCCACATGCAGTGCGTGACGCAAAACCTTCGCCGCCTTTGTTTAAGTGGGTCATTAGTGTGTGGGTCATAACGTCTACTCCTTGTTGGTGTGCTTGAATTATGACACACAACAATCATAGGAATACCGCCAATGCTCAATTTATTTTCAAATCTTTTTTCAGCATGTCGCGACCCTCGCCAAGAACCTGGCATAACGAGTGATGACTCAGGCCAAGCTCACGAGCCACCTTGCCCATCGGAACCCGGCTAAAAACGTAGAACCAGCGCAGCACAGTCCTGTGCAACTCCGGCAGCGCGCTCACCAACTTCTCGACGCTGGCAGCAGCAACCGCATCGACAGGCAACGACAGCTTTGGCTCTTCCCACTGCCGAGTGTTGGACTTTGCAAACCGAAACATCGGCTGAGTCGGCCAGCCCTGCTGATGCACGCTCACCCAGCGCGACCACTCCACCAGCCGCTCGTCACTGGTCGCCTGATGTGGCGGCACGTTGTTGATGTCGGTCATGTCATCTCCACCAAGTTTGGTAGGGGTAGCTTTGCAGGCCAGAGGGCAAGGTTGACCAGTAAAAACATCGTGCGTGCGTGGGCATCACGCCAGACCGTCTCACGCTCGTCCTGCGACAGCCGTGCGCCTTGGTCAATCTCTGAGTGGCAACTGAAACACAGCGCCGCGACAAAAATGTCGGACGCCTTGATTGACCGACCTTTGCCGTGCTTGGCTTGATTGCTGTGCGCAGCGACCACTGTGCCGTCTTGACGGGAGCAGTGCTGGCACGGCAGCTGTCGGCACGCTTTGAGCAGCGCAGGGCTGCGCACATATTTAAATTTGCCGAACATCAGCCACGCTCCAAGTCGTAAAAGGTGACGCCCAGTGCCGTCGCCGCGTATGCCTCGACCTCAGTACAAAAAAGGCTGAATTCAGCCGTTGTCAGGTCGGTGCTGCTCAGCCCGATAACTTGACCGTTGGGCAGCTGGGTCACCCCGATGAACTGCCTCTTGAATTGTTCATGCCAAGCCGCTGCGCTAAACAATGAGCCGTTGACTGCCGCCTGCTCAGCAATCTGCGCCAAGACGCCTTTCCCCCAGTACCTCGCGTTCTGAGGCTTGCTGCGCGTCATCAGGTTGATCGTCAGCACTAGGCGCACGCCGTCTTTTAACCACAGCGCCAAATACGGGAAAACTTGCAACTTGATGACCGCCCATGCCTGCTTCTTGCTATGCAACACCAGAGTCAGCTTTTGCATCACAACTCCCGAAACCAAAGGGCATCCAGCACATAAGAGTCTTTTGCGTTGCCGTGCGTATCGCCTACCCGGTGTTGGTAGGTGTGGAGCTTGGCAAAACCCGTCTTGATGGCACGCTTGATGTCACTGAGTTGGGCGTACCTTGTTGATTTAAAGTCGCCGTAATCAATGTCAAACACGATGATGATGTGCGGGTACTTTTCCGAATAGCGCACCACATCTTTTTGGTTGAGCGTGATAGCGGTTTTTGGATCGAAGCCATACCGCCCTGCCGTCAGGAATCTTGTCCTGATGGTTTTAAGGTCACTTGGCGAGACGAAAAACATATCGTGCGAATATTTGTTTTCCAGCTTGGCCGGGTTTTGAAATACAGCGCATCCTGATGAGAAGGCTGGCCCAGCGAACCGCACCTCTGCCTCGACGCCGCGCTCACACCAAGTGTGTTTGTCTTCGTTGCTTATCATCATGCTGAAAATGCCTCCATGACATCCAGCGCACAAGCTGGCGAGTCCACCACAAACAACGGCCAGCCGAGCCACTTAGCGAAAAACTTCTCCTGCGGCGCGGTCAGCTTTTGTGCCGACTTCACCTTTTCGCCATCCTTGACCTCCAGCATGGCCCAGCCCTTGGAGCCATCAGCGCGAATGCAGCCGACCAGCAAATCCACCGGCTGACCAATGATCTGCACGTTGTAGCCAGCGGCCACCAGAGCGGCCACCACCTCTGTTTGATTAGCGTCGATGCGCAGCGCGTAGCGGGTCATGCGGCCACCCATTTAAATTTCGCTTGGCCGACAACCTCTTGCCATTCGCGTCCGGGCCTTGTTTGCCATCCAGCTGCGCTATTACTTGTAAGTTCAGCTATAACCTTCCAGCCAGCACCTTTAAGGCTTGACCCTGATTCGCTTTGCAGGGTGTAGGTAATGCAGCGCTTCCAACCCAGCGCCTTTGCCGCATTCCAGCAGCGTGCGTACAAAAACGAGCAAGACCCCTTTGGTGATCCATCCAGTACACAGCAGCGCACCACTTCAACCGTCTGGCCATCGTCCATGTGGCGGCTCACTGGTCTGCCGACTATCGCAACGCCTACGCAGTTTTCCCCATCTGATACGCCAACAGCAAATAGCCCGCCTTGAGGCGGCTTGTTGTGGCGGTGAAAGTTGCGGACAAACTCAGCAGCCTCTTTAAGTTTCATAGGAATGGCTTGTAAGGTCATGCGGCCATCACTTTCAGCACTCGCAGTGCAGCTTCGATGTTGTCCACCACGCACAAAGTGCCGCCGCGCCATTCGGCGTGCCACTTGAGTTGTGCTGGCGTGAGTTGTCGGGCTGACGGCGGCTTGGCCCCGTCCTTGACTTCAATCAAGGCGGTTTTGTTTTGGTAGCCAACCAACAAGTCAGCGCAACCACGGCCAACTTCGGCCAGCGATTGCACGGTCGCACCAGCCTTGC